ACGGCCATAATAATTCCTATGATTTAACGGTGATCGTTCTGTCACCTTGGTTGCTGGTTAGATTAGCTTGGGTCAGTTCAATGCGACCCTGCGTATTTGTAATTTCAAGTTGAGTGTAGCGTCCCATGCTGGGAGTCAGGGCAAATGGCTCCATCGTTTCCTGCATTCGGTCTAGCTGCACACCGCTGCCTAGGGCAAAACCGCTAACAGATGACTCTTGCACGATTAGCTCGCTGGACTGTGTTATCAGCGGCTCATCGGCCTCGGTTAATACTGAATCAACCGGAACATCTAGCTCTACCGAGTAATCCTCGCGGTACGGGGTATCTATGTCGCTGTTCTTGTTTGACACCTCGAACGGCGTGGCATCGAAGGGGCGGTAGTAATCTGTCCGGCTTTTGGTGCGGTCAGTGCAAAGTGTTTGACCCTCTTCTACGCCATCCGGTTTCGCCTTAATAGTGTACTGCGGATTCCATGTCTTGATGTTTACGGTGGCTGTGCGGTAGTTCTTGTGGTCAACACTGGGCTGGCCGTAACCGCGAGTCAGAAGGTAGCTGCTGATGTCCTCGTTTTTCAGGCCATCCAGCTTTGACAGGTCAGCCACTTCATCACCCTCGTAATTCTCTTCGACTAAATTGATGAATCCATCTGTGCCGATGTAGAATAAGCGTTGTGCGTTGTTGTACTCAGCAACGAAAAACTCCTTGGGCTTAATTGCAGTGCCGTTGTCGTGGCTAACCCATGCTTGGTTCAGAAAGTCGTAGACCAGCAGCGCATTGTTTTCGCCGTTGTTGCCGCCATCAATTGGGCAGGCACACCACAACTTGTTGTCCCAGTAAGCTAGTCTGATCTTTGACTCGTTACGGGCGTCGATGCGGTCAATCAGTGGCTGAATTGGTTCGCTGAGTGGCAGGTCAACACCGCGCACCTTCGATTGCTCTGTTTGCGCCATGCTCACGATGCCTCGCCTTGAGGCGTAGAAGAACACATTGCTGCCAACTACCACGGATGCCCCACGATTCGGCACGCCGTAGTTCTGAATGACTGGCTGCACGCTCGCGCTGTTTGTCAGCGTGCCATTTGCGTCCGTAACAATGAACCCGGTCATCATGTGGACGTCTAGCGTCTTCATAATTAAAACGCGATTCTCGTCGAAGACTAAAAGGTCTACCACCTCGCTATTAGAACCGAAGTTGATTCTAAATAGCTGATTGAAAAACGTGTGCGTGTGAGAAAGTGCGTCACTGACTGCTATGAAGTCACGCTTATTGCCATACAGCGTGCTGCTTGCATCGTATTTGGTCGGCACGATGATTCGGTTTGCAACGTGAACACCATGCGAGGCGTTTGGCATGATCGTGCTTAACTGAGTCCACTTTCCAGTAGCGGTACTTGGGCTTTCGCCTGCGGAGGTAATTGTCGAACACGAATAATATTCTTTATTGTTAGTCGCGGTAATTGTTCCGGTCGCTGCTGAGTTGCTGCTGCTGGTAAAGTAGGTGAATGTCGTGTCGCTGGTCTTGGTGATAGAAAAGCGGCCATTGAACTCAGACTCGTTCGCTCCGGCGATTGTGACATCTGCGCCAGTGACGAAGCCGTGGGCTGCGCCTGTGGTCACGGTTGCTGTGCCAGCCACTACCCCACCAATGTCAAGGCTCGGAGAAAACGTAATGCCACTAACAGACACCAATGGCCCGAAGGCCACCTCGTCGCTAACTGCGTATGCCGAAGTGGAATCCCACTGTTGAATCATGTCCTCAAAGCCAGTGTCCTCACTGGTCATTACCAGTGGCGCAAATTCTTCGCCTCGGAACATGATTAGCTTGTTGAACGCTTGCGTGAAGTTGACCTCGCCAACTAGCACCACGCCTGTCGGTAAGGCTAACTCTATTGGGTTGTTACCCTGTCGTGTGTAATACGCCTTGCCGTCTGCTGCGATGACCACGAACTCCAAGTTACTGTCTGGGTTGCGGAACACACCGACTCCATGCACCTCGCCAAACGGACGCACACGGTTATCAATCTCAGGAGTCAGGTTGTTGATCCAGCTTGGCTTGTAAACGCCTTTGCGAGTCGCAGCAACGCCATTGCGAAAGCGCATATTACGCGCCTCACTCGCCATGCCAGCAGGCAAGCTGCCAGCGTCCAAGCGTGGGCTTATACCCATAAATTGAGTATCACCGTCAATCTGACTTTGTGCGTCTCGTGGCATTAGTTTCCTCGCTCTATCTCTAGCTCTAATTGAGCAATAGTATCCAGTGCGTCAGCAACCCACTCAGGTGCTGCTATCGCCGCCTTCTTGAATTGCGGGTGAGCTATCAGCCTCTCCCCGTTGTCCAGCCTCGGCGTCAAGCACCCGCTGGATAGCAGCGCGATTGCGGTCACGCTTACTATCCAACCTCTCAAGTGCCTGTTTCTCATCTAGTTTCTTTCCGATGTTTTGCAGTTGCTCAACGATCTGCGGAATGGCCGCCAGACCCTTTAGTGCTGCAAGCCACATCAGCCCCGTGGCCCTGCCGACTTGGTTTGGCCTCTAGCCTGCGAGTACCCCAAGCTGGCAAGTGCAGCGGCAATGAATGCCACAGCCTTCTCGACAGGCTCAGTGCCTTCAGGCGTGATGATTCCACTGGCGTACAGCACGCCGCATAGTGTTGCGACAGAGGCAAGCCAGAACTCAGTTGTTTTGTATCCTTCTTTCATTTTTATCTTTCGTGTTATCCTACCCCGAATAGCTTTGAAAACGTAGCCGCTCCTCCCGCTGAACCCAGCGCGATTGCGGCGGCGAGCTTCCATCGAAACTCTTCTAAATATTTCAACCTTTGCGAATGGTTGTTCATTCGTTCCGCAATCTCATCGAGGCGAGAGGCTATGTGTATTTGCCGAGACTCAATCCTAGCTAATTGAGCCGACAATGAATTAGGGTCGTACTCAGCCATCTTTCTTTTCCTCCCGCTTCGCCTTAGCCGCTGCCGCCCTAGCCTCATCCGCCTCGCGTGCTGCAACTTCATCTGGATTCTCTGGCCAGTTCTGTTTAATTAAATCTATGTCAGTGTAGGCAGCAGCAGCGTTGTATTCGCCTTCCAACCGATCCGCTTCGGCAATCACTGCTGCGCGGTATTCGGCCCACTCTTGCGACACCTCTCGATTACGTTCAATTTTGGCGATTTGCATCCAGTCACTGCCAGACAACATTTGCCCAGCAGCATCTTTGGTTCGCGCTATGCCGTCACGCTTCTCACGCTCAAGCGGCGCACGGACAACTAGCGGTTCTTCAGGCGTAACCCAGCTAATTCCCTCGGCTTGACGATCAGTTTCCGATACCGTAGTTAACCAGTTGGAGGGAAAACTCTTGTCGTTGTGACTAAAAGCTCTGTCTAATGGGAGTGAGCGTCCTTCGTTTGTAACGTATGGCATAATTAAATCTTTCGTTTATCTGGCGTTGGCGTGTTTGAACGGTGCAGATGCTATCGCAAACCCGACTAGATCGCCTAAAGCAATACTTGAGTTTGAGCTACGCACTCTGAACCCATTGCTTAACAAATCTAGGTAGTCTGTTGAGGATTCGGAAGTTGAGCTATGGGCTTTGAGGGCATCATTGTCCACGTTGTAGCCTTCTCTCTTAGCATCAAAAACCAGCCAATCCCCTGTGCCGTCTTTTCGCTTTAAAATTACCCAAGCCGGACAAAAACCTAAGTAGCAGAACGCACTTGATGAAGTGTCTAGCGCGAACGCCTTACTAAAGCCTTCAACCGAACGGAACAGCGCAATATGACTTTGAATCCCATCAACAAGACTTACTCCCATCTCGAAGGTCGTATTTGTCGCTGGCGACGATGGAAAATAAGTGCTGTCGGATGTTTGCGATCCGTTACCGGATAATTCTAAATAATTACCGGAACTCAAGTCCTTATGCCAAACGTAGTTCGCGCTGTGATAACCTTCGTAGTCCAATGCCATCGCAAACTCTGGAGCAGCACCTAAACTGTGGTTAAAGGTAATTGATGTCCCAGCGTAGTCTCCATCGTAGTAATCGATAATCGACATCCCAGCATCCGAATTGTATTGCTCTGAATCTGGGTCTTGTCCCGATCCACTCCAACTACTGGCGGTTGTGCCTAACTTCCAGCACCACGCAACATATCGTTCTGCCGCCGTGTAGCCCATCCCGTCATCGTAGAGAAAATTAGTTTCCTCAGCAGTGTCCACCGAGAATCCATCAGAATCAAAGGAGCTAATTCCATCATCGCCGCTGTTCAATGAGCCACTTAACCCTTGCTCGGTATCAATATTTATTGCACTGCCAGTGCCTAGCACTGTATCGAACCAGTAATGTCCGTAATAAGAGTTAGAGTAACCCGCTTGATTATCCCTATCCTTAATCCAGCAAATGGCAGGCGAAAAACCAACACCTGTAATTGACTGCGAAGAAGTGCCTGAACCCATAAAGCTGTCGTATGTCCCGTTATATAATACAGTATTAAAATGGGCTGACGGAGTGACGGATGGCGTGCCGAGATTGCTGGTGTTCAGCGAGGTAGCTGTTGTGCTTCCTACATCTGGAGCAGTCCCATTCCACTCGCCCTCTTCAAAATATCCAGTAATTGTAGTTACCGCATTGTCGTGTGAAGTTGCTGTAAATGTTGCACTCCCATCAAAATCAATGCTGTCAGATGACGTTAGGCTTTTCAGCAGGGTCATCGTTCCACCAGAGGTAACAGAGTAAAAGTCGGCTTTGTTGTTTGCTCCATCGAACGCAATACCTAGACGGTTGCTGCCAACTGCGGCAACTGAATGACTGTCATCTGGTGACCGGACAGTTCCATCTGATCCGTAGTAACATCCGTTATATGTGTGAGCGTAAGAATCAGCGTGTCCGTCATTCCATCTCGCTCGAACTACTCCCGCACCGGAGATGCTTGATGTGCCACTGCCGCTAAACGCAAACTCCGCATAATGAACTCCGCTGGACGCGATGGTTGTGGATGTGTGCGCCACTCCGCCAGTATAGGTGGCTACGGTGTTGCCCTCGCTGTATGTAAAGATATTAGGGGTGCTTGACCGCTTAATCAGAGGGTTCCACGTTGCGTGATTTTTGAGGGGGTTATCTTCGCGAATGTCCGCCGATGCCAGCCCGCTCGCAGTGAAATCATTAGAACCCGCATCGTCAGCCCCGATGCTTGATGTGTCTTCAAAAAGCAGGTGAAATCCATTTGTGCCAACGCCCGTAAATACTTTGGGTTTTAATCCCCCAAAGTTATTTGATTCCGTAAACGAGGTGTGGTCTAGCGCACTATCTTCCACTCCGTACACATCGGCCATCATCCCCTCAAGCTCGTTCTGATTTAGCCACGCGCCGAGTCTCATGCTGCCCCACGCCTGAATCCCGCTTACCCCAGATATTACCGACTCACCATTGTAGTAAACTGTTGCTGTGCCGGAATTGACGCTGATGCAAATATGCGCCCACGCCGATGGATCGCGGTAAACTCCTGTTGAGTATGTAGATGTAGACCCATCCCACAGCATAAGTTCATCAGTGTTGCTAGAGTCACTTGTGCCGCGAAAACTTAATCCTTCACCAGCCGAACCAGAGATACCCCACGTTGCCAGATATTGAGCTTGAGATGGGCCAGAGATGGTTGCTCTTTTAACCCAAAATGAAAGCGTCCACGTTGTGCTGGTGCTTCCGGTTGACCGTGAGAGGTACGCACTGCCATCAAACCGCAGCGAACGAGTCACAGGATCAGACGAGCCACCACTTGCAGCAGTCGCTAGCAATAACGGATTGGCAGAGCCTATTCCCATTATTCAGCTTCAGGTTGAGGCTTCTGCCACTCAAACTTTGCGGAAACCGGAGCAGCTTTCTTAGCTTCAATCTCAGCCTCGATACTAGCGTGCCATCCGCCTTCTTCACTGGCCTGTTGGCAGAAAGGAGCAACCCACTCTGGGGTAATTTCCTCGAACGGCACAAAGCTGTCTGTAGGGGCTGGAAGCTTAATCATCGTATCACGGTAAGCCGCTATTCCACTGTCATCCTGACCAGTTTCGCCGACAACAATATCGGTGATGACATTTTGTTTGCCGGACTCGTGGCTAACGATTACGCGAGGCTCCACTCTTGTGTAACTATACGATATTGGCATGATTAGGTAGTTTGTTTAGTATCTGTGATTATTGTTGCAGTGATTCGGTCGGCGGATTCAACATAGTACGCCAGCACATCCACAGCTTCTGCCGTACCTGTGAGGTCTGGCGCAGTGCCGCCCGAAAACTTCCAATAAGAACCGTACAATAGGGTGTGGGTAGAGCCGACTGGTTGGGTAATAGTGATGACACCGCTTTGCCCCGCAGTGCAGTTGCTAGGGTTGTCCAACGTGCGGTTGCCTCCCAGAGTTACGCTAAAATTATTTGAGTCATTTAAATTAACTGCAATGTTTGCTTCGTCAGTAAGCTCAGTAACTTCTCCCCGCTGACCTGCCGTAAATGTCTGAACAACGTCAGTCTTAGCGGTGTCAGTATCAAGGGCTTGATAATCGCTATCGTGGTTATGATCGCCAGCAGCAACTTGAGTAGAGCCTGTGCCTATGTCGGCTGAAAACTCTGTGCTGCTTAGACTTAATCCAGTGCCAGCGGTATATGTTGTATCGTTATCACTTAGCGTTGTCCAAGTTGGGGCAGCAGAAGAACCACCGGAAGTTAATACTTGCCCTGACGTTCCGTAATCTCCGCTATCCAAACCGATTGCACCGTTGCCTTTAACGGAAAAAGTAGGCGAAGAAACCGTGCCAGAAGTGTCTATCCCAAGTGCTATCTCATCGGAGTCAGCTTGCTGGATATGCACTGCCGGTTGTGATCCACCGGAGGCGTGTATTTGGGCGAAAGAAACCATCTGCCTAGTGGCTGATTCAACATTTCTTGAGACGTGAAGGGCATATCCCGTGCTTGTTTGAGCAACCTGAGCAATACTGTCACCATCAGTGGTGGCTCCCGTGACATGAAGAGGTGCGCTTGGTAAGTCAGTACCTAGGCCCAAGTGGCCGTTTGCCAGCATTGAAATTTTGTTTGCGGCACCGTAACCGAAACGCAATGCAGTGGCTCCGTCTGCTAATATATTAAAATAACCACCTCCACTGAAGTCTCCATCATCTCCGTCTAACCAGATTACTGCGCCATTTGTGTATTCGGCAAAGCCAATTGCGGAACTTCCATCCTTAATGGTAAGCGGATAATCTGGTGTTCCTCCTACGCCCAGCCTATTATTCGAGTTATCCCAGACTAGGTTGGAACTGGCATCGAAGTTATTACTGCCATCATTAAATTGTAGCTCACCTGCCGATCCTGCTGGAGTGCCACCAGCACCCGAAACAGATTCCCATTTCAGCCCGCCAGTTTCTCCGCTTCGCGCAACCAGACTGTAACCATCGGTGGGGGAGTTGCTGACCTTGAGGTTTGCCTCATCTACTACATTGTCAGCGATAGTGAGTGCAGCGTCACCCGTAACCTCACCCGTGTGCGTGGCGTTTGTGACCTTTGCCGTGTTGGCTGTGACCGCAGTGTTGTTGGTTACCTCAGTGTCGAAGTCGGAAATCTCGCTGGCCGCGTGCGTGTGGCTAGAAGGCGTCCGCGCGTCAGTTAAACGTGAGTCATCGCCTTTCACCACTTCACTGCTGGCCGCATCTCCACTAGAGGCCACATTAAGCGGAGCAGCAGTGCCGGAGTCAGTAATGTCAGATAAGGTGTGCGTGTGGCTGGAAGCAGCTTTTGCATCCAGTTCAGCCTGAGTTACTTCAGCGTTTAGGGTGGAGCCAGCAAAACTCAACCCGTCCCCCGCTGTAACAGTGTCCTGCTTCGCGTCTAACTCCGCTTGAGTCACTTCAGCGTTCAGAGTATCGACAGAAAAGCTAAGTCCATCACCCGCTGTAACCGTAGCTTGCTTCGCGTCCAGAGAAGTTTGCAGGTTGGTCACATCGCTGATCGCGTGCGAGTGACTGCTGTCTGCTTTGCTTGCCAGTAGGTGGCTGACTGTGACCGACTTAGTGGCAGATGCAGAAGTATCCACCAACGGCACGACATCATCGCCTGCGGGTGTTGCGCTAAGTGGTGTTAACTCTGAGATTTTTTTGTTCGCCATTGGATGCCCCTCTAATATGTTTGAACGTCTAACCGGCGCATTTGCCCCTGCTGACGGTAAAGTTTATCTGCCTCCATCATTAGAAGGCTTTCAGCATTGCGGTCACCCGCCATTGCTAACTCGTTATTCCCGGTCGCCCGAAGGTAGTCTGCAAAAACTCCACGAATTAAATACGACTGAAAGATCGCGGGTATCTTAACCAAATCCCATTTGGATGCCGTGGTGGACGGTGACTCGTTAACGGCCACCGCCGTGTTCGCATCATAAAAATTACCAGCATGATAAACCTGATCACCACTACTATAAGTGCTGGACGATGAGTACACGCTGCCGGTCAGGCTGGGCCGCACGATGCGGTACTCCAGCCAGACCGGGGTAGCGTTGTCCCTCAACTGAATGTATCGGTTTGTCCCATCATCATAAATCGTCCAAGCAAGTAAATCATTTGCCGTGGTCTTGCGCGGGTTCTTGCTGCTAACATTAAGAACTTCACCAGCGTCAGCCGGGAAAGTGGCAACCTCCACCCCGTCCGTATCAGTTACCGCCGCGCTTACAACGCGAATAGTGTCCGGCCAATACTCGCCCTCCCAGCACATGCCAAGACGGCCATCAGCCATGTCCCTAAAACGGTTAAACTCAGACGTGCTTAGATTATCAGGATCTAGCCCAGACAAGTGAGCTGCCCCATTTAAAATAGATGAAAACTTTAATGTTCGCATTTTAATAACCTGACGCACCCGGAGCCACCCCGGTAAGTCCAATCTGCTTGTTTTGTTGCTGGGCAACACCCATCTGTAAATTCTGAGCGTACTTACTAAATAACTCTTTAAACAATTCGTTACCCTGTAGTGCCTCCTGCACGCCGGGGCTGCTGCTGGCAATCTCTTGGGCAAACTGCATCTTGGTTCCGGCAGTCGGGTCGTTAGAGGCATCCACATAAGTAGCCTCAACGCCGTTCATCATGCCGACTATCTCACCCTTCACTTCCTCGTACATCTTGCGGCTTGCACCCATCTGGTCGGTAAGCAGCTCGTCTGCGCTTTCAGGCGCAACTGCCTTGAGCAGTTTGTTGACCAGCTTGCTGCGGTCGATTGTTCCGGCCATATCGAGCGGCACGATGGCTTGAGCGATGGTTTGCATCTTCTCCTTAACCAGCTCGTTATCCATCTCGCTCACATTGAAACGCAGATTAAAGTCGAAACGCACGGCATCCTGTGTAATTGCCTCGGAAGCACCACTGCTTGTGATCCTGACAATTTCTTCTGGAGATAAATACTGAACGCAAAGCCGGAACATCTGCCGGTAAACTTCAGAATAATCACGAAGCCAATCGTTTACCATGCGCTGCTGCTTCATCATGGTCTGCGTCTGAGGCACCTTGCCGTTAGGTCGGCCAAAGTAGGTGTCAGCCTGTAGCTGTATCGTCTCAATTAAATTGAAAGCAGTCTGTGGCGGCCTGCTGGGCGGTTGTAAGAACTGATAGTCACCCGGCTTAGTCACTGGCAACTGCTGTCCGGGGCCGATCTTGTTCGCCATCCCCAAACGCTTGTTAACCTGCAAGGGCGGCATCGTCTCAAAACTTGTGCTGTCAAAAATAGCGTCACGCTGAACCTTAATTTCGTTCTGCCACGTCTTAACAATGTCAGGCACCCCACGGCACTCCACTACCCTGCGAGTCAGGTTTTCGCGCCTAAACAAAACAAACGGATATTCATTGTGCGCGTAGTCCAGCATTTCGTGGATAGCGAATAGTTTGTTTTCGCCATTCTCGCTGATCAAGGGGCAGAAGACTGTGTAGTAAATTGATGGCACACCGTTCGTGTCCATTGCGCGAGTATACGCATACACAACCTCAACCAAATTATCCTGCCGATCAAACTCGCTAACTAAACCCTCAAAAGCTGTCCTGTCTAAGTAGTTGATTGAACGCCCGGCAGTGTTTAGTGCCGCCTCAACAAATGCCTCACTCCAGCCGTCAGTTGTAATCTTGCTGCGTAACTCCACCTCAGTCATGTACTGTCGGCGGAAAATAACGCGAGCATTCTGGATGTCGATTGTCTCAGGCGGAATTGTGATTTCGTCGTGCGGCTTTAGCGCAACGACTGCTGGACGGTTCCGGCAAAGGTAGGCTTCTGGGAAAACTGTTTCGCCCTGCTCGCGCAACTCCTTAACGATCTTATTAGCCCGTCGCTTTTTAAGATCCTGCACGAACTGCATCAGTAACTCGGCAGCCTGATCGGCGCGTTCAGCGTCTGCCACCATTTCAGGAAGCTCGGCCAGTATGCTGGACGGATCTACCTGTTGAGCCATCATAACAAGCTGCTCAATGCTTACCGGCTTATTCCGCAAGGTAGCTTGCTGATCCCAGCCGACAAACATCGCACCCCAGCCGTAGGTTGCCATGTAGTTCGCCAGCAGCTCCGACTCTTTCTGGAGGACGCCATGCATGGCAGTGCGTACCCAGTTCATCATAGTAGTCGCAGCAGCCGCTGGCTCAGTGTCGTTAAGCTCTACCGGGTTAACACGAAGATCCGCACGGCTGTGAGCCACAGCCAGCATGTCCACGCAATCGTTTATGATTTGATCAGCTAAATACACCCGGCAATCGGATGCCCCGTCGAACGGGAATGCCTGCTGACCTTCAGGAAGATTCTTGCTCCACTTTTTGCCGTCATCAGACTGGCCCGACCAGCGAGCGAAACGAACGTCCTCAGAGTTGCGGACGTTTTGTAATGCTGAACACTCATCAAGCGACCTCCTGTATTCGGAAGTCAGCTCGTTAATGTCCGGTTGATCCGAGTGGTGGGCGAGTTTATCCTGCATCACTTATAAATTTTTACTTTGCGACCTGCTCCGCATCTGAAAAAACCGTCGCCACTATAGCCAACCTGTGTTTTCTCTGAATGCGTTTCCACCCGCGCTTCCGGGTTGTCTCGCAAATATTCCTTCTTAAACTGTTTATCTGACCAGCATTCGTAACCTAATCGCTTGCCCCAGTAGTGGTACGCTGCGTTTGGTATGCTGGCCGTCATTTCGCCAAGGCCGTCAACCCGCTGATATGATTTACTGTTATTATCTTTGGCGATCTGTTTAGCCACAGAATAGACGGCATCCTGCTGGTGGCAGAGCCTCTGCCTCAGAGCTGAAGCCACTTGGTGACCTAGCTCTTGAGGCAGAGACGTGATTATGTTTTCAAGCATTGGATATTAGCTACCCAAGTCGAACTTACCGTGACCCAATGGGTTGTACACGATCAGGGCTGCAATAGCTTCGATCATGCGTGCTTCACCACCACCGGCATTCGGCAGCTTGGTCACTTGAGGCAAGGAACCGTACCGAAGCTCAATTCCGTTCATGTCCAAAACGTGACCATCGGTCGCGGCAGGCATAAAATTGGAATTGGCGATGGAGATAGTTCCAAAGTCTCCGTCAAACGTATCGACCGACAGGGATACAGTCTTGCCTTTTTGGGGCGAGAAAGTACGAACCTGAGTGGCAGCAATCTGGTTGCTGGAATCACTCACGCTACGAGTCCCGGTCAATCGGTCAGTAAAAGCGCGACGAAGAGTTGAGCCGAGAGGCATCAAGTAGTTCTTAGTCGAGCCGGTCTGGCCAAAGATACTAGCCAGCACATCTTGGATGGTAGCATCCGTAATGTCGCTGGTAGTAGCAGTAGTCTCAATCGACGCAGACGGAGTGCGGAAACCAGACGGCACTTGAAGCACCGAGCCACCAGATGTGCTGATCCACGTTGCAAGACCTTTAGTAAGGTATGGATCAGACCCATTGTCTAGCTGGGCATCGTTACTAGATAAAATGGTCTTTTCAATATCCCTCTTAACCTCAACAATGGCCTTGGCAATTGCGTTTGCAAGTTCACCGCCGGAGCCTAGTCCAGCAATGTTCGACACTTCCTGCGCCAGCGTGGATACGCGAACGCTTCGACGGAAGATCTGAACATAGTTCTGAACTAACGCACGGTTAGCAGCTTGATCTTGGTAATCTGAAGCACCCACGTCAGTGCCGTCTACAGTGCCAGTAGTGACGGCGGCTGAGTAGTTGTCAACGACATGACTCATCAGAGTGTTGCCGGGTTTGCTTCCTTTTTTGCAAGTCGAACTCACGATAGTGTCGTGAGCATCGATCAAGCTAATCATATCCGCGAGGTCTTCGCGTTGTCCTTTTGCGCCTTGCGTGTTTCTTTCTAATGTTAACGCCATAATGTTATGTATTATTTTCTGCCGCTAATCCAAAAAATCTGCGGCGATTAAGTTGGCGAGGTCTTCTCTATCACCTGACCCTTCAAAGCGTTGTCGTGCAGAAGATGAACGGGCAGCCGATTCATCCATCGGGGCTGGCTCAGATGTTGGCACCGTAGGCTGTTTTGGAGCCTTCTTTGGTGCCGTTGCCTTTTTCGGTGTCTTGGATTTCTGTTCAGCAGACAAACGCATGTGCATTCCCATCAGGGTATCGCCAACGATAACCTTGTAATCTGGGAAGCGTTGAATCTCTGGAAACTCTCGCAGAATGTTATTGGCGGCCTGATACTCGGCTGATGCCTTGTCGTTCCACCATTTGTACGACTTTAAAGCGTACTCTTCGTTTTGCTGGTTTTCCTTGATCCATTGCGTTCGCTGCGGAATCCATTTCCGAATCGCTTTTGATGCCCTTTTGCGTATGTCACGCACCTCCTCGGCTGAATATTCCACCTCACCGTCACTTGTCTGGACAATAGCTCCATCAGGATTATCGTCGCACCAATCAAGCACTTGCTCGGCGTTATGCTCCTCCTTCTCAGCGTCCTCCAGCTTGGTGATATGCGCTAAAGGGTTTTCCGGGGTCACTGGTGCAGTTACCACCGTGTCCGGCTCGGAGTCCCTAGAATCCAGCTTTGCCTTTAAATCGGCAGCCGCTTCCTCGGCCTCCTTGGCCCTTTTAGTCAGCTTATCAATTCGCTTTTGAACGCCACGGGGAGTCTCCTCCTCGGCATCACTAGCTTCGGCTTCATCTTCCCCGGCTTCCTCGACCTCTGCATCCGTTGCAGAATCATCGGCAGCCGGTTCATCTTCCGCGCTTACTTCTTCAGGTTGTGAAAGAACGTCCTCTTTACCTTCCTCTACCTCTGCTTCAGCAGGAGCTTTGTCCGGTGTTTCTTGCGGAACAGTCTCTAGTTCCAAGGTTTGTGCCAGTGCTTGAGCTAAACTTTGCTCGTCTGTCACTTCCACGGTTTGGGGGCTGTCCGTTTGCCCAACTTCAGTCGCCATTGCTTTTTAAAACCCGCAAAGTGGGTATGTATTCCCAGCGTTTAGTTATGTGAGGCGAACCAAACGCAGAAACAGCTCGCCGTTTTGGATTTGACAGTTCTAAAAGGCGATTGGCGACACAGTGAATGCCCGAAGGGCCATTAGGGGCGGTTAATGGCGTTAGAAAGGTTGCAAGAGCTGAACAGAAAAACTTTTAGTCAACTATTATCGGCGGAAATAAACTCTATTATTGGCCTCGTTAAGCTAATTAAAATCCGCCAGATGTGCATGACTCTTATGCATTCAAGTCGTGTGAGTCGTGCAGGTCTTTTTGTAAACGGACAAAATGCCCACCTACTTGTGGCATTTACATGTCAATTTTGTCCGCTTTAATTATAAGGATGACAGTAGATACAAATGATCCAAATGATCCAAACGCATTCATATCGTTTGGATCGTTTGTATCTCTTTGGTAGGTTTAGCTTTAGATCAAAGTCCCTTACGCCCACGCGCCATTTCGCGGATAGCCTCGAAGTGGGCGATCAGCTCACTGACAGCGGCGGATCTTCCGCAGGCGAACGCTCGCTGGTTTGCGTCCAGATTGATGTCCTGAGTGGAGATAATCTCAGCCTGCTCGTACTCGCGCAGGTTCTGCATCATCTCGTTCCACAGTTCATTTTCGCCGTCCCACTGGAAGGCTGTGTAGTTAATTTGATTTGATTCCAACATGATTCAATAAATCGTCCCGGTGATACTTATGCCTGCCCCCAAGCATCTGGTAGGTCTTGATAACGCCAACCCGGCGCAGTTTCGCAATATACTTCTTGGTAAGGCCGGTAAGCTCTGCCGCTTCAGACAGGCTCAATAGTAACGGAAGTTTTCGCATTAGTAAGTTCCTCCCCCAGTCGCTGCAAACGTCTCTGCGTCCACATGAGCCAGATCGCTGGTGATCAGGTAGCGCAACACGTCCACCGGATCTTTGAATTTGTTCTTATCCGCCCCGGCACTGCTGACATTCTGCAAGCAGTCAATCAGGTTTCCGCAGTCCCGGCTGACGTACAGCTTTGGCTCGTTAATCATCGTTACCGGCTCCTCAGTGTTGTACGCCATCGCCTCGTTTATCTGCTGCACACCCTGATCGACATTCAGGCCGGGTGCCTGCGTGAACCACATCTCGTTTGGCTCATCGGCCAGCATTTCGATCAAGGTTATGCCGCCCTCTTTCGTCGCCTGCTGACTGCCGCCAGCTCGTGGATCGATAAACCGTTCCTCAATCTTCTCGCCATTCTCCAGCTCCAGAAACAGCTCCTTATATTCGTTAATCCCCCTGCCCTCCGGCTTCTGTGCTGGCCCCATCTGGCCCTCGACTTTATCGCCGGGAATAGCCCACTCGCCATACATCTCCTTGTCAGGCCATTCACGGTAAACGTACATGCGGCCATCAGGTGTGCAGCGTAGCCACAGTGCCGACCAGTTGCGGCTGCCGGCAGGATCGACACACATAAAGTTCGTACCCTCCGCCGGAACATCTTCAGGCTCAACGATATGATCCTTGCCGAACTTGGGAAACCAGTTGCCGGTAGCCTTCTCGCACCAGCCATAGGCACGCAGCCTGATGGTGACCGTGTTTTCGCCCGACAAACTGCGCTTCATCTCTTCAGGGCTTTGAAACGGATTCATCTCAGAATGAAACCAAATCACGCCGCTGGATTCCTTCACGCATTCACCGATATAAGGCATGTGGCCGGGGCGACACCCAGAGGGAGGCGGGGAGGTTTGAAGCAGGGAAGCCTCCTTCTGCTGAGTGATTTTCGCCCCAGCCACAAAGTCATTCACGACAGGCGTCCACCCGGTAACCGGGGTAGCACTGATCAACATCTTACCCGTACCACGACTGCCGCGCCTCGTGATCAAACGGTACTCAGCCGTCTCCACCCAGTGATACGGAACCAGCTCATCAAACCAAATCGCATCAGCCTCTAAACCCTCCAGAATGTCAGGCTGGGAAGAATATGAGAGGCAGAACACTTGCGAACCGTTAGGCAGAATAAACGTGCCATCCGTGAAGCCGTTTTTCTGGCTGTAGTTGATGTTCGTAGTCTTGGTCTTCTTAATGTGCTTAAACTCAATCGGTAGCATGTGAAACAGGGCAGGTTGCTGGTCACGGACACTGCTCGCAGCCGTCATACTGAAACACGCAATGCGACTGTTTTCCTTCTCCATCAGTAACTGCATCAGCCACCAAGCACTGAAGGCCGTTTTGCCGCTCCGGTTACCCCCGCTAATCAGCAAACGATCATTATCGGCCAGCAGACGTGCCGCATCCTTCCAATGATCAGGGATAACCGTGTGCCGGTACGGGTCGAGATAGGACGGCCTCAGACGCTTGTAAAAGTAGTCATACAGCCATGCAGAAACATGCTCCTGACCATTCTCAGCAACCTGATCAGCCAGAAACTCTCTGGTGATACCAAGGTGCCGACTAGGCGGCCACAGCAGGCACGTCTCCAGCAGCTCTTCAGGTGTCTTCGGTTCCAGATTCATATCAGATGCGGAACCAAAGAAGGGCCGGTACAGTGTTCACTAATGAGGTCAGGAGCTACACGCAGAACGCATAGATAACCCCATGTGCGCGACTCTCTCACGCCTCTAATCCGTACCGGCTTCATCAGATTGTTTGCCAAACTTCAAATCGTCAATCCCAGTCTGTTCGCCACGTTTTCGCAACCACGCCTCCGCCCGACGGTTAAACTGTTTACACTCCTCAACAGTCGGCCAGTCAACCAACGGCACAAACCCCTCTAACTCGCCTTCAGCTTTTCGCCACTTTTGGCCTTCTGGTTGCGACATACCCGTTACCCTCCCAACGCACCAAGACACGCATCCCATGCCGGTACAGCTTGTTATCACCCACCTTCACCAGCGCAGGCTCACGCTCACCATCCACGATTACCCGAATGAGCCGGTGATTATAAATTCTCGCCCTCTGGACTGTCGCTGTGCGTTCAGCAGCCTCCTGCGGTAACAAATCACCCAGCCCCACCGAAAGCCGCTCAGACAGCCATTTCAGGCCCGTATCAGTCCATACGATTGCCTTGCCAAACAGCATCCAATGCTTCTCGCTCACAGCCTCCCGGCGTAAGTTACGCAGTTCCGCCCTCGCTACTCCCGTGTGTTCTGCTAAGTCGATTTCTCGTACCATCCGTTTCTCCCGTTTTTCTGTTAGTTCGCCTGCCGTGTGGCTGGCTATTTGCCAAAATTAAATTACCCCACCAATCCGTCGAAACTGCCGCCCAGAATTTTCGCCAGCACCCCCCCGCCCCCTCTTGTGGTGTCGTTTTTTGATCATACCATATATTGGGGTGCGTTTGGTCACGGTTTTGCACTGTTTTCAGGATCTGCCTGTTTTTGTGGGTCAGAATGCGTGCCGGAAACAGATTTCTCGTCTGGTTTGCTGCCGCCTAGCCCGGAAAGCAGGCTGCCGAGGTCGTTTTTATCGAGGGAAACGTGGATATGTTCGTGTTTCTGCTGATTTTGCCCTGTTTCGGTCAGGTAATGTTGAGAAACCACACCATAGGTGAACGCATATTGGTTCGGGGACATCCTGCCGCTCTGGACGGCTTCCGTCATCTTGTCGGACAGCACCTCGCGCAGATTCTCGGACTTGCGAGCCATCAGATCCTTGTGTGCCGGGATGATGTCAGCGTGGCGTGCTTTGACCTCGTGGATGGTAGTTGTGGCGATACCGTAGCGGTCGGACACCTTAACGACTGGCACGCCTTCGCGCAGCAGCAGCACAATCGACCTGTACGTCTCGTATGGCATTCTGCTGCCTGATCCACGCTCTGGCTGCACTACCTGTATCGCCTGACCCTCCTGATCAACCGTAGCCAGCTCTGGTGCCGGGCCTAGCGGCGTTTCTTCTTCACTTGCTGCAAGAACGCCTTTAGCGGCTCCTGTAGCTCCGGTATCTGCCGGCAGCCGATCATCACGGTTTCCACTTCTGACGATGTGTACCGGCGTGGGCTGTCCTTCAGCATGAGCCTTGCCACCGCCTGCCACGCCGCCCGTTCCTCTGGAGTCATCCTTCATCTTCCTCCTCGTCGAATAGTCCGGCAGCGAACATGGCGGCTATCTCCAGCTCGCACTCTTCGCAGAGCGGATGTTCGTCTTGCAGCATGAAACTGATTGTCCGGCGAAATGCGTCGATGGCGGTGTCTCTTGCTTTACCGGCCGGAGCGGTTACACCGACATTCTCGTGGAACACGATTTTGCAGTCACACGCCTCGCAGGTTGCCACGCTGATGAACGTGTGTTTCACGGGCTTTTGTCTCTCGGCACTCATGTTTCCCCATCCTCCTTGTAAAAGCCGCTCAGAACGCATCCTCGCGCCATTAACGGCTAGGTGTTAACACCGTCACCACGTTAGCTGACCATCGGCTGTCTTGGCAACGGCGTTTTGTTCGCCTGTTGGACGATTTATTAGCAGGCGGCGTTCGAGCTTTTCTGCAATTAGCGTTCTGCTGCTGTACTGGGCGGTCAGGTTGCCTTTGAGGCGGTCGATCTGCTGGGCGTCACTGGCGAACCTCAGTTGGTCATTTATCATGTTGATTCGCTCGTTGCATTTGAGTTGTGCTTCCTTCAGCCGGAAACACTCATCGCAATGAACCATGCTTTTGAATTGGGCAACCCTGATGGCTGGGTAGTCGGTAGGCTCGGCAACGTGGACGGCGCACTTGCAGTGGGGGCATTTATGTTCGTTGTTCATAGGTCTTGGATGGCTGCAAGATCCGCAGCGGTTTCGCGTTCGATTCGTTTTAGACAGGCTTCGGTTTCCCGGTCTTGCCAGCTTTGGCGTTCTGGCTTAATGCCCCACTCGCTGGCTTCCTCCTGATAACAGTTTTGATTGAACCAAGTGGCCGGGTGCTTGATGAACTTGATGGACTCAGGGTCAGCCTCGATCCGTTGGCGGCAGGCCGTGGCCCAGAGTTTCGTTTTCTCAACCAAGGCTTGGTAAGACATGCCGTGTTCCTTCTTGGCCGCCTCCCGCTTGAGGGCCGCCTTGATGGCCTTCAGGGCGTTCGGCTTGCCGGCCTTCCGAGGGTAGGCGTCATACAAAGCCTCTACTTGATCATCACATATATTATATACCGGTTCCTTACGGTTAAGTACCGGTTCGG